CGGTTGCGACTGGTGCTAAGTCGGTTCTATTCGGTCACCTACCTTCATTCAAGGTTCGTGTTGCTGGCGGTATCCGTGTTGACCAGAGCGCAGACTATGCGTTCAACACCGATGTTGTGACTTACCGTGGTCTAATCCGTCTTGACGGTGGACTAACCCACGCAAGCCACATTGGTTACTTCAAGGGTGCAGCTTCGTAAGCAACCTTTGGTAAGGCCGGAAACCCCTCAACTGTGCGTAGGCAGTTGGGGGGTTTCCTCTTGTCTGTGCTAATGTGAAATTACTACGAAAGGGAATAAATGGGGAAGAACAAGATTGACGGTGTTGTATCCGTTTGGTCAAACAGCCCGTACCAACCAACAGGTTATGGACAGCAAGCCGGTTATTTAGTTGATCGGTTGAAGCGTGATGGTGCTGAAGTAGCGGCTATTTCAAACTATGGGCTTGAGGGCAATGTTTCCTCGCTCCAAACACCTTATGGTTCTATTCCTCACTATCCTCGTGGTGCTGACGGTTACTCTAATGATGTTGTTGGTATGCACCACAAACACCACAAGGCTTCGTACCCTGACAAGAACGACTTGCTTATCACTTTGTACGATGTGTGGGTTTTGCAGGGTCGTGGTTGGGATGAAATGCCAATCGCTTCTTGGGTTCCTTTGGACCATTTGGCTATTCCACCTGGTGTTGAGAAGTGGTTGCGTAGGGATAATGTGACTCCTATTGCTATGGCTCCTAATGGTGTGCGTTTGATGGAAGCCAAGGGCATTGAGTGTGAGTATGTGCCTCACGGGATTGATACCAAAATTTATCAACCAACTGACAACATAAACGGGATCCCTGGTCGTGAGTTTATTGGTTTGAAAGACCAGTTTGTTGTGGGTATGGTTGCAGCTAATAAAGCCAGTGGTCTTGTTCACCGTAAAGCGTTCAGTGAGAACTTGTTGGCGTTTGCTATTTTCCGTCAGAAGCACCCTGATGCTGTGTTGTATTTACACACGGACCCTGTTGGTTCGTATGGTGGTTGGGATTTGCTAACTATGTGTAAAGCGTTTGGTATTCCTTCTGAGTCGGTGATTGTGCCTCCGATTATGGATTACAAGTATGGCATTAGTCAGCAGGTGTTGGCTGGTTTGTATTCAACTATGGATGTGATGTTGGCTCCTTCGTATGGTGAGGGGTTTGGTGTTCCTACTGTTGAGGCTCAGGCTTGTGGTGTTCGTGTGATTGGTTCGAATTGGGCAGCTACTCCTGATTTGGTTGCTGATGATTGTTGGCTGGTTGAGGGTCAACCTACTTGGGATCCTGCTCAGGTTGCTTTGTGGCAGGTTCCGTTGGTTCCTGCGATTGTGAACGCTTTGGAGCAGGCTTTTGATGCGGAGCGTGGACCTTCTCAGGTTTGTGTTGATTTTGCTAAACAGTTTGATGTTGAGCGTGTGTGGCAGAAGTATTGGTTGCCGACTTTGAATCGGTTGCTCAAGTGATTCCCGTTGTTGGGTTTTGTACATTAAAGAGGTTTGACCTTGCTGATCGTTTACTTCGTAGCATCGATTATCCTGTCGGTGATTTGGTTATTGTCGATAATTCGGGATTGGGCACTTGGGATCCGATTAAGCCTGACAGTGTTGCTCGCATGTGGGTTATTAGGGTTCCATGTGGAGTTGGCCTCGTTGGTGCTTGGAATCTTATAGTCAAGACAACCCCTTATGCACCGTATTGGGTGCTTGTCAATGATGATGCCTGGTTTGAATCTGGTGCGTTGGAAACAATCGCTAAAGAGGTTGACACTGAGGCTTTGAACTTCTTAGACATTACTCCTCCTTGGTCGGCTGTTGTGTTCGGTGAGGGCATGGTTGACAAGGTTGGTTTGTACGATGAGCGTTTCTATCCGTTGTATTTTGATGACAACGATTTGGAGAGGCGTGTAAAGCATCACGGGGTTGCTATCAAAACTATTCAAGCCAAAGTTCACCACGAGAACTCCTCCACTCTCAAGTCAGGTTTTGAGGTTCCTAACAGTCGTTCATTTGCTAATAATCAGCGTTTGTTCAACCAGAAGCAAGTTGATGGGGATTACACTCAGGGTGGTTGGAGTTTAGCTGCGAGAAGGGCAAACCGTTGGGACTAAAGGTTTACACAGGTGGCACTTTCGACTTGTTTCATGCAGGGCATGTTGAGTTGCTTCGTAGGTGTGCCGAGTTTGGCGAGGTCACTGTTGCGTTGAACACTGATGAGTTCATTGAGTTCTATAAAGGGAAGAAGCCGGTCATTAGTTATGAAGAACGAGAATCGGTACTCTTGGCTTGTCGTTATGTCGATCGTGTTATTCCCAATCTTGGTGGCAGTGATTCTAGGGTTTCCATTGACATAGTTGAACCTGACTTGATTGTGATTGGTTCCGATTGGGCTACTAGGGATTACCACGCACAAATGGGTTTCGACCAGGCTTGGTTGGATGAGCGTGGAATTGGTCTTTGCTATGTTCCATACACTAAAGGCATTAGCAGTACGGCTATCAAAAGTCGTATGAATCCGACAAGGTAGAATAGTTGTATAAACTTAGGAGTTTTTATGGCAATCACTAACGGCTACTGTTCACTTTCAGAGGTGAAAAGTGCACTCAGAATTGTGGACAGCCTCGATGATTCTTTGTTGGAGATGGCTGTGGAGTCTGCCTCTCGCCTCATTGATGGTTATGCTGGTCGCTACTTCTACAATGCTGGTTCTGCTACCAAACTTTTCGCAGCTGATGATCAAGAGGTTGTTTTTACTGAGGATTTGCAGTCTGTAAGCAAGTTCGAAACTGACAGTGCCGCTGACGGTGCGTTCACTGAGTGGGCTTCTAGCCAGTACCAGTTGGAGCCGTTGAATGGTCGTGCTGATGGTATCGCTATGCCTTACAGCAATGTTCGTGCCATTGACGGTTATGCGTTCCCGATCTACCACAATCAGGCTCTTATCCGTATCACTGGTGTGTGGGGTTGGGCTTCTGTTCCTATAACGGTCCGTCAGGCGTGTGTGATTCAGGCTTCTCGTATTTTCAAGCGTTTGGACTCACCTTTGGGTATCGCTGGTTTTGGTGACATGGGTGTTTATCGTGTGGGTGCTCGCCTTGACCCTGATGTTGAGCACTTGGTTGCTCCTTACCGAACGATGAGGAACCTCGCCTAATGGCTGACATTACTGCTCTAAGAGATGCCATTGCTAACAACCTGATGACTATCAGTGGGTTGCGTGCTAGTGGCACTTTGCCAGATCAGCCAAACCCACCTATTGCTGTTGTCAGCATTGACACAGTTGATTACCACAGAGCGTTTTCTGGGGGTTTGACACAATACAACTTCACAGTCACCGTGATTGTGGGTAGAGTTTCTGAGCGAACCTCTCAGAATAGCCTCGATGCTTACTGCTCTCCGACAGGGCCAAAAAGTGTTAAGGTTGCGATAGAATCAGATAGAACACTAAATGGATTGGCTTACGATCTAATAGTTTCTTCGTTGAAGTCGTATGGTTCAATGAACATAAATGAAAACCTTTACCTGGCTGCCGAGTTTGACTTGACTGTTCAGGCTAACTAACAGGAGATTATCTTGGCTAAGTATGTAATGACAAGCACTAAGGTCACTATTAACGGCACAGACTTCAGTTCAGCCCTGACCTCGGTTGAACTTGCTCAGTCAGTGAACGAAGTAGAAACCACTAACTTTGGTGATGCAGGTTGGACTACCGTTGCGGCTGGTCTAAAGTCTGGTTCACTAACCCTTAACTGGAATCAGGACTTCGGTGCAGGTTCTGTAAACGCTGTTCTTCAGCCACTGTTCGGAACTTCAGCAACTGTTGTTGTTACTCCGTCTTCAGCGACTGTTTCAGCCACTAACCCTTCATGGAGTGGCCAGTTCCTTGTTTCACAGTATTCTCCTGTGGCTGGGGCTGTGGGCGATTTGGCCGTATTTTCGACCACTTGGCCTTCAAACGGTGCAATCACTTACGCAACTGCGTAAACCAATAAAAGAATAAAAATTGAAAATCAACCTACGCATTGAGTTCAATGATGGTGCTTCGAAGGAAGTTACTTGTTCAGCAGCTGACCTCGTAAAGTTCGAGAATCACTTTGACATTAGTATTGCTGTCATTGAATCGCAGATGAGATACACCCACATGATGTTCTTGGCTTGGGCTTCAGAGTTTCGCCGGAAAGAAACCGGCAAGGACTTTGATGCTTGGTGTGAGGATGTTGCAAGTGTTGAAGCGAGTGACCTCGACCCAAAATAATTGGGTTGGGAGATAGTTCCTCTCATTGGCACATTGTTTCATTGGCCCACGAGTACCACATTGCTCCTAGTGTTTTAATGCAGGAGTCAGATCGTATGCTGTGGACTATGGGCAGGTACATGGTTTGGTTGAACTCTCAGCAGAGTTCTTAGGAGAAGCACCCTTCGGGGTGCTTTTCTTATTTTCGCCGGTAGAATTGGGTATGAGAGCAGGTGTGGTATGGAGATTAGTGCTGGGGTCAGGGCTGACCGTTCTGGTGTTGTCGTTACCGACTACAACGGCCTAATCAGAGAACTACGCAAGGTCGATCCTGAAACTTTGAAGTGGTTGCGTAAAGAGAACAAACGCATTGGCCGTATTGTTCAGCAGAAGGTTAGGGGTTCGATCCCTAATAAGCCTCCTTTGAGTGGAATGATTCCTAAGATTGCTACTGGTGTGCCTGGTCGTTTGACTTGGGGTACTGGTAAGCCTGCTCGTTCTGTTTTGATTCAGACTCCTCGTAAAAAGGCATCAAATCACCGGCTGTTTTAGCAACAGCACCAACAGCATCACCAAACAGTTTTATCAAATCATCAAGATACGGGGTCAACTTAGTAATCGACTCACCAATAACATTGAACGCAACCTGCAACTGAGGCATAACATCATTGATAGCAGGAGCAACCGACTGGAACAAGTTGACCAGCACAGGCAACAAACCAGTACCCAAAGTGGCCTGAACATCCTTGAAAGCAGCGTTCAACTTCATCTGCTCAACAAACATCGAACCAGTCTGCTCCGAGAACTGACCCTGAGCATCCTTAGTACGCTGATACAACAACTCAAGACGGATAGTCTGTTCAGCATTACGGCGAGCAGCACCAGCCAACTTATCCTGACCACGAGCCGCCAACTCAGCGTTAATTTCAGACTGCTTCATAGCGACACCGAACTTCTCGATCGGGTCATACTCGCCACGGAACAACGCAGTCATACCAGTCAAGGCTTCCTGCACATCGTAACCATA